GACGAACGAGGTCTTGCTCGACGCTGTCGTGCAGGAGGGCAACCTTCTGACCGGTCACGTCTCGACCGTTCGCACCGGCCTGCCGGCCAGCACCTGGCGCAAGATGTACGGCGGCGTCCAACCGTCCAAGAGCACGCGCGCCAAGGTCACCGACTCGATCGGTATGCTGGAGGCCTACGCCGAGATCGACAAGGCCGAGGCCGACCTGAACGGCAACAGCGCGGCCTGGCGCCTCTCCGAGGACGCCGCCTTCATCGAGTCGATGTCGCAGGAGGTCGCGCAGACCCTGTGGTACGGCAACGAAGGCACCGAACCGGAAGCCTTCACCGGGTTCGCTCCGCGCTTCAACGACCAGGCCGCCCTCAACGGTGAGAACGTCCTGACCTCGGCGGCCACGCCGGACAGCACCGACAACACGTCGATCTGGCTGATCGTGTGGGGCCCGCAGACCTGCTTCCTGACCTACCCGAAGGGCAGCAAGGCTGGCCTGCAGATCGAGGACAAGGGCCAGGTCACGATCGAGTCGCTGAACGGCGACGGCGGCCGGATGGAAGCGTACCGGACCCACTACCGCTGGGACGTGGGCCTGGTCGTTCGCGACTGGCGCTACATCGTCCGCATCAACTACGACCTGGAAGACGTGATCGCCTCCGGCGCGTCTGGCCCGGTGCTCGACCAGTTGATGGCGAAGGCGATCCGTCGCATCCCGTCGCTCGGCATGGGCCGCCCGGCCTTCTACATGAACCGCGACTCGCTCGACGCGTTCGATCTCCAGGCCTACAACAAGTCGAACCTCGCGTTCAAGTCCATCGAGGACGCGCAGGGCAAGGTCGTGAGCTACTTCCGGGGCATCCCGGTCCGCCGCTCCGACCAAATTCTGTCGACCGAAGCCGGCATCTGATCAACCGTCCGAAACAAGGAACTTCACCATGATCCTCGACGAACGAACCGAATTCGCGGACGCACTGGCGGTCACCGCCTCGGCGATCTCCGACGTCATCGACCTCGGCGCGACGCCGACGCTGCGCAACCTGGGCGGGGGCGAGTCCCTCTACCTCGTGGTCGGTGTCGACACCTCCGCGACTGCGGCCGGCGCCGCCACCGTCACCTTCTCGTTGGAGTCGGACAGCACCGCCGACCTGGCGACCAGCGCGACGGTCCACTACACGTCGGCGGCGATCGGCAAGGCAACCCTGGTCGCCGGCTACACCGCGGTGGTCGTGGAACTGCCGAGCGGCCAGTACGAGCGCTACCTGGGCGTGCGCTTCACGGTCGCGACCGGACCTCTGACGGCAGGCAAGTTCAATGCCTTCCTGACGACCGACCCGAGCCGCTGGCAAGCCTACGCTGACGCGGTGGCCTGAGCATGGCCCGTGAACTGATCGCCGCTGAACCGGCGTTCTATCGCGGGACGCGCTTGGAGCGGGGCCAGAAGTTCGAGTTCTTCGGGGAGAAGACCCCCCGATGGGCGATCGAACCGAAGGCGCCGCTGCCGCCGGCCAAGGAAGACCTGCGGGTCGACACGAAGCCGCCCGCGGCGGCCAAGGCGGCCAAGGCCAAGGCGGCCTCGATCGCAGCGGCCAACCTGGGCGGCGCGGACGAAGTCTGACCGGAGACCGGCCCGGACACGCGAGAAGGGCCGCCTGTGTGCGGCCCTTTTCTTTGAGGTGATGAGATGACGAACAGAGTAGCACCGGACGTTGCGTGGGTGGTGGACGATGTCACCGGCGTTGTCGTCGGCCAGCGGCTTTCCGACGGTACCGTGGCCGACCCGTTCGGCGGTGGAGACCAACTCACCCCAGCCGAGCTTGCCGCCGTCCAGGACGCGGTAGCCAATGGTCTAGCAACCTACGCAGCCGGTGAGATAGAAAAACTTGCGGGCATTCCGAACCTTGCACCACTGCTCGCGCTGGCGGAGCTAACCGCCTATCCGCGCCCATTCACCCTGTATCAGCAGGGCGCGCTTGGCACACTCACGCAACCTGCGGCGACGTGGACCTCCGTCACGGCGTCAGACAATGGCAGTGGCAAGCTGCGATTGTCGAGCGCTGGGGTGCATGGTCTGGCAACCACTGGCCGGAAAATCTACGTCACATTCGCCACTACGGGGAGCGGGCTACACGAGATTGCAACCATTGTCAACACGACGGACCTCGATTTCACGACCGACTTCTCGGCCGTTTCCGGTGCGGTTACGGTGTACGTGGCTGGCACGGCGTCATACGGCATCAATGAGATTTGCACCATTGATGGCGGGACGATGGGGCCGAACGGTTCTCTCGACGTTTCAATCCTCGCCGAGTTCACTGCAAACGCGACAGCGAAGTATTTCAGGCTTTATCTGGGAGGTTCACAGGTTGGTGAGGCCGCCTATTCTGGCGCGTCGGATGCCGGAGCCCAGATGTTCGGGCGGATTGCCAACAAAGCCGACGATGCCGCGCAAGCCTGCGCACCGATGAAGGTCAACAATACCAGCCCGTCATATTCGACAACGGTTGACACATCCGCCGATGCCGTGTTGTCACTGCGTTTTCAGGTGCCGACTGCCGACCATTACCTGACCATAAATTCAATCCGCGTGACTCTGACGCCTGGGCTGTAAATCGTGGCAGCGTACTACTACGATAGCGGCAACACGGCGGATGGTAGCCGAGATGGCTCCCAGACCCATCCGTTCCTAGACCCGTCCGAACTGCCAACGCCGAGCCGGATCACAGACGCGCAAAGCGAGCACTATTTCAAGCGCGGAACGACGACGAATCTCGAAGCAACGCTGCGCTCTACCGCATTGACGAACTCGCCCATTGTCGTCGGGGCTTGGGGGTCTGGCGATAGGCCGATCATCACGGCGTATCGGGCGCTGGATAGCACCGAATGCGTCGAGGTTGACGTGGACAACTCCGGCGCGGTTGCGACAATTACGCCGCAGGGCGGGACGAATCTATGGCGGGTGCCGAAAACCTTCTTCGGCCTGTTCGACGGCGATCTGTGGGGCAGTGCTTGCGACGTGACTGGCGTGGACACTGGCACGAAGGTAATGCCGTCAGCAGATCGGGAATGGTGCGGCGCTGTGGCTGACGAGGACGCTATCAGCGGGAGCTATGGCGTCATATATTCCGTGGGCAACCCGGTTACGACCTATGGTGCCGTCTATGTCTCGTCGTTTTCCGAGGGTACATGGGGCACAACTGCCAACGAACGGGTGGCCGTCGGAACGCTATTAGCACTCGGCGGCTGTGAAATTGCCGACATCGACTTTCGTCGAATGTATAGGGTGACTCGTGCTCACACTGGATCGGTGCCGTCAACGGCCTACGACCTCGCACTACACAGCATACATGATTGCCGGGTATCCGAGGCTTATCGCGGGTTCAGCATCAACATCGGAGCGGCTAACGCCCCGAATGTCACACACGCCAGCATCCGCGTATATGACAACTACGGGGAGAATCTTGGCAACAGCCTATTCGATACCGCAGGCACTCTGTACTCGACCATCAACGATACGCGCATCTACCGCAATGTCGTCAATGGCTATGGATACGCCTACAGCACCGGATGCTTTTATCTAGCGTCAGGGGTATCAACGACGGATGGTGGTCGCATCTTGGTTGAGGAGAATTGCGTTTTCGATGGCGACGGAGGGAACTACTGGAGCACGGACGGGCACGCGTACTATCAGGAGGAATACGGGAGCGACGTTGAGTTCAGGCGCAATGTGGCGTCGAATTGCAAACTGTCGTACATGGCAAATCTCGGCGCAGCGAACATCGTATTCAGAGACAACGTGGGGATAGCGCCAGCAGCGATAGCGGACGGATTGGCGTCGGGGTTCTACTCGTTCATGACCATCAACAGCAATGATAGTTGGGGCGACCATCATGTTTACATTGATGGCAATGTAGCCGTCGGATATGTACGCTTTCTTTCGTGCAACGACGCAACCGCGCAGCGAATCGTCGTCAAACGCAATATCTCGGATGGCGGCGGGCCGGCTTACGGCAGCGGCGAGGGGTCACATGACGAGGCCATCAGGTCTGGCACAGTGGACACAACGAAGCTGGTCATCGACGGAAACAATTTCTATAACCACGATCACGATCTGAAAAACTACAGCACGGGGTTTACGTATGACTCTGCGCCACAGGTCAATAATCGAATCACGACCGACCCAGGTACAGAGATTGCCCGCCTGCCTGTAATGGACGACCCGACCGTGAACTACGCGCTACAAATCAGACCCGGTGCGCGCATCAAAGCTGGCGTGGTTGATCTGCGGCCGGGGACGAGGCTGGTGGTATGACCTCCGACGTCAACATCTGCAACCTCGCGTTCGGCCACTTCGGCCACAACGCGAACGTCTCCGCGATCAACCCGCCGGACGGGTCGGTCGAGGCCGACCTCGCCGCGCAGTTCTACCCGATGGCGCGCGACGAGTTGTTGGCGGCGCACGCCTGGTCCTTCGCCACGAAGCGCGCAACGCTCGCGGCGCTGACCAGTGCGCGTGAGGACTTCGCCTACGCCTACGCCTTGCCGGCCGACTGCCTCAAGCCGCGCAAGCTGCTCCCTGAGGGGTACGGCAGCGACAGCGAGTCCGAGGTCTTCGAGTTGGAGAACAACGTCATCTACACCGACGTGCCGACGGTGG